GTTCCAGATGTTAGTGAAATAAGTTAATTATTTTACATTAATAGTAGCTTTATAGCTATGAAAAGAGGCCACCCGTACTGGTGGCTTTTTTTATTCTTAGGAGATACCTATGCAAGTAGTACACGGTTCTTCGGCTAAAAAGCCGATGCAAGTTGTCGAAGAGGGCAAGGAAGAGAAACTCAAAGATTTTAATGCTGAAGAGGCATTAGAAAACTTAGAGAATATCAACCAAGAGCCAGAAGAGACAACAGACGCTGTTGAGGAAGAACCTCAAGAAGCGATAGAAGACGTTGAAGAAGAAAAAGAAGAAACAGAGGAAGTTGAAGCCAAATCTTCAGATGATGAAGAAGAGGAAGAAAATCCAAAGAAGAAATCTAGACTTCAGAGACGAATAGATGAGCTTGTCAAAAAGGCAAGTGTCTACGAGCAAGAAAGAAATCAATATTATGGTCGTACTCAACAACTTGAAGAAGAGTTAAAGAAAAAAAGTACCCTTAATAATGATTACGATAAACTTCAAAAAACTTATTACGATACTAAATTAGAATCGGCTAATAAACTTTTGGAGAAAGCTCGCCTTGAACATAAATCAGCTTACGAGTCTGGTGACTCTGACAGAATGTTAGATGCCGCAGAATCAATTGCTGATGCTAAAGTTGACCTTAAAACACTTGAAACGCAAAAACACTTGTTTGATAAAGAACCAGAACCGGTTCCAAATTATCCAAGCGTTCAAGCACCTCAAGCAGTTCAACAACAGCAACAACCCGCACAACAACAACCAGACCCTAGAGCACTTCAATGGGCTCAATCAAATAAATGGTTTGGAGATAATGCGGCTATGACTGGGGCGGCTTATGCTATAGACGCACAATTAAAAATGGAGGGCTATAATCCTTCGTCTGAGGACTATTACTCAGAACTCGATAAGCGAATAGGTGAATCTTTTCCTGCTAAAACAGCAAAAGCTAAACCGAAGCAAGTCGTAGCGGGTGTAACCCGTGCTCAATCCGCATCAAAGAGGGTCTCATTGACCAAAAGCCAAATCGCAATGGCGAACAAACTGGGTGTGCCACAAAATGAATATGCGAAGTTTGTGAGGAACACAAATGACTAGTAAAAATAAAGAAACCACGTCTGAAGCGACTGCATCTAGGTCTCATCAGAAACGAAAAATAACTTATACACCTCCTTCATATTTAGATGCACCAAAACCAAATGTTGATAGCGTAAAATACAGATGGCTAAGAGTGAGTGCGGGTGGGGAGGATGACGCTCGAAACATATCTAAACGGAAACGTGAAGGGTATGAATTCGTTAAAAAAGATGAACACCCCGATTTCGATGTCCCAATGCATGAAACTGGAAAGTACGCAGGAGTAATTGGTTCTGGTGATTTAGTTCTAGCTAAAATACCAGTTGAGATGGCAGAAGCTAAGTCAGAGTATTATCGTAACAAAACGAAATCTCAGACTAGTGCCGTTGATGCTGATATTTTAAAAGAACAACATCCATCAATGCCTCTTACACAAAAGCGTAGCAGTTCTGTATCTGTCGGTAAAAAGAAAGATTCAGACTAAAGTTTTCTGATTGGGTTATAACATAACTTTAACAGGAGAAAAATATGGCAAACGTAGATGCCCCAAATGGCTTGAAAGCCGTAAGACATCTTACTGGTGGAGCTATTCGAACAGAAGAATTTAAAATCGCAAGTGGTTTAAGTACGGCTATTTTTACCGGTGATTGTGTAAAATTACTCAGCACAGGATATATAGACGAATGTGACGCAGGCGATAGAATTTTAGGCGTATTTGCAGGATGCAGTTACCCTAATTCATCTGGCGAACAAGTTTTCAGCAGACAATGGACAGCAAGTGCAACAACACAAGGTAGTGTTGATGTAACTGCTTACGTTTATAGCGACCCTAATATTGTTTTTGCAGTACAATCAGCAGGAAGTGCTGATTTTGCAGATATTGGTCAATTGGCTGATATTGTAGCAACAGCAGGGGACACAAACACTGGTCAATCTAAACATGAGATTAGTGGAACAACAGGTACTGGTACAGCAGGATTAAGAATTCTTGGCAAGTACGAGGAACCAAACAACGCATACGGAACAAATGGAGTTTTAGAAGTTCAAATTTATGAACACGAACTAACATTTGCTACTGGCGTATAGGAGATATATATGAGTATAAATAGAGCTCAACTCGCTAAAGAGTTAGAACCCGGTCTCCACGCCTTATTCGGTATGGAGTACAAAAGATGGGAACGTGAACACGCAGAAATCTTCCAAGAAGAATCTTCTGACAGAGCATTTGAAGAGGAAACTCTACTTACTGGCTTTGGTGCGGCCCCAACTAAATCAGAGGGAGCATCAGTTGAATTTGATACTGCCGCAGAACAGTGGACAGCTAGATATGTACACGAGACTATCGCTTTAGCATTCTCAATTACTGAGGAAGCTGTAGAAGATAATCTTTATGATACACTATCTAAAAGATACACTGCGGCGTTAGCACGTTCAATGGCTTACACTAAACAAGTGAAAGCGGCTAATGTTCTTAACAATGCATTCAGTTCAAGTTTTGTTGGAGGAGATGGTAAAGAGCTTTGTGCTACTGACCACCCTTCATTAGGTGCAGGCGATTTGTCAAACGAATTAGCTACATCTGCTGACCTTTCTGAAACTTCACTAGAAACAGCAATTATTGCAATTGGTGGTTTTGTGGATGACAGAAATATTCCAGTGGCTGTACAAGCTCGTAAGATGATTGTACCAAAAGACTTAGCGTTTACTGCTCAGAGAATTCTGAAAAGTGAATTAAGAGTTGGAACTGCTGATAATGATGTAAATGCAACAAGAAGCCTAGGATTACTTCCGGGTGGATATGCAGTTAACCATTATCTAACTGATACAGATGCATTCTTTATCTTAACAGATATGACTAATTCTGGATTTAAAATGTTTCAAAGAAGACCTTTAAAAACTTCTATGGAACCAGATTTTGAAACAGGAAATATGCGTTTCAAAGCGTCTGAAAGATATTCTTTCGGATTCTCTGACTGGAGAGCCGTATTCGGTTCACCGGGAGCATAATAAAATACAAAACTAGGGGGGATTTTCCCCCCTATTTATTTTCTAGGATTAATTAATTATATCAACTGCCCTAGCAGACAATCGTAGAAGCGATGATATAATTTAACTACGAGGTTTAAAATGGCTAATACAACTTTTAACGGCCCGGTTCGCTCAGAAGCCGGATTCAAAGTAATAAATAAAGATAGCACTTCTGGTGCAATCACAGAAACAGGAGTTAGCATTAACTCAACTGGACAACTAGTTTCATTAGGAACTAGAAAAATTCAAACATTTGCAATAGATTTATCTGGCACAAATGCGGCGGCAACAACTTATGGTGATAACGATGTTCTAGTAGAACTAGGTGCGTTAAATACAGACCACCCAGATGCTTTAGTAACAGCAAGTAAGTTTTTCATTCACAAAGTAGTAATTGGTATTACAACTGCGGCGGCAAGTGATGCTAACTCTTTAGCAAACTTACAACTAAGTGCAACATCTGGAACAGCTACAAATAGTGCAGTTTCTTCTGGAACAGAAATAGTAGGTGCAGGCGTAGCATCATTTAACCCAAGAATATCTGCTACTGATTCAGTAACAGAAGTTGACATTGATTTAGATGCAACTGCGGGAACTTATCATGTATTCGCTCCAAATATTACTGCGGCAATAGCAAGTAAAAACTTATACTTAGGTGCAGGTTCAACTTGTGATACAGCTTTAACAGCTTTTCGTGGTACACTTGAGATTGAATACTCAGTATACTAATGAATATTTGTAAAACAATAGCTATGCTCCTCTTTGTAATGAGGAGCGAGCTTTTATTTATTTTTGGAGGTAAAAAATGGCAGATGCTGTAACATCGCAAACAATAGGTGATAATGTTGGTGCGAAAAGCATACTTGTAAAATTAACAAACATATCTGATGGAAGTGGTGAAA